GACATTTTAGACTCGTCTCTAAACGCGTGTTTAGTTGTACGAGGAAACTGTCTATAAAATTCATTTAATCCATCTTGGTCATCTTTAAGACCTTCTACTTCATTATCCCAGTATTCAATAACCCCAAGTTTGATTGGCGTTCCATGAGGTCCATACACTTTTTCTGATGGGGTTTCGAAGACAGGGTAGCCATAAGAATCAATGTATCCTTCGTAATTCCACTCCATAGGAATGAACAAAGAATAGAGTCCTGAACGCGTTTGTCCATTGGCATTTCTTTTTGTAACATCTGAGTCATCGTATAATTTTTTAAAATTTCTACCACCTTTATCTAAAGCGTTTGATGTACTTCCCATCATACATTTACCAATAATTCTAGAACCTAGCCTTAATGTTGTTTTAGTAACACGCCAGTTATTTTGTATGTCATTAGGTCTTTCCCATTTACCTGATTCGTCATGTACTAGTAATCTTAATTTTTCACCATCATAAGCGTTGTCACCTGTATTTTTCCAATCAATAGTTGTATCAAGCCCAGCAAGATCTTCTTGTTTTTCTGTAGAAACTATAGACCTTCTTGTAAACTTAGAAGCTGGCACACGGTATGCTAGTTCTGTTTTAGGTCGATCCATACCATCTTGTATCGGTTTGAAAAAGAAAGGATAATTAACCGATATTGGTACAACTTTATCTGTAAACATTTTCTTAGCATCAGCACCTGACTTTGATAATATACCAAAACGCGCATCAGTTGATATTGTAGCCATATTAACAGTTTCGCCAGAAGCCATAAATGAAAATCCAGATCGTCTATTTTTTAAGTAACACATACCATAACTTCTATCATCTGCCCTGCATGCTTCCCAAAATATAAAAAATAACCTATTTGATTCTCTAAAGTCTGGTTGGCCAACATCAATTTTTGACCATTGCAAATACATGTAATGAGTACCAGTTATAAATATAGGTTTATCTTTGTTTATATACCAAAAACCTTCTTCACGTCTTTTAAACTCAAGATCAATATAATCATACCATTTTTCTTTAAAATCTTCAGGGTATTCTCTCCAGTCAAACACTGTTTTTATTCTACTTAATACTTTAGGGTAATCAAATCTAGTCCATTTATTACTTTCAAATGTATGAACATTGTTTTGTAAAGGTAAAGCTATTTTAAGGTCTTGTATTTCATAAACCTCTCCAATTTGCCCAGTTCTAGATATAATAACCATGTCATGATCTTCGTTATATCCATACTCCCATTTTTTATACCTATTCATTCGTTTAAGAATTTTAGGTTTTACATGGTCTTTTATTATTTTATATAAAGTTTGCTCGTACATTATTTAGATCTTCCTTCAGCAAAACCACGAAACGTAGTTTCTTTTTTAACTTCTTTAGGTTTTTCATCTAACATATTTTGTTCTTCTATAATACGATTGTGTATTTCAAAAGCATCAAATATACATAGTTTTTTTGTAGCTGCAGCGTTCTTAAGTCTGTCAGCTGATATATCTTCATCTGAATCTACAATAGCTTCTTTAGCAACTTTAATAAGTTCCTCAACTGCTATGTGCCCAGCTTGGATTATATTCAACTTCGTTTCCTTCGTGTTCATATTTTATAACAATATCATTTGATTTCATACAATAAAGACGTTGACCGTCTATTAAAAAATCCCATTCACCATAAGGTTTATAACCTACAATGTCTCCAGGATTAATTTTAAGTGCTTCTAACGAGCTATTACCTATTTTAAGTATACCAATAAGCTTTTGCTCTTTGTCAAGCGTTAGAGAGTTGTTGTTTTTAAGTGGCATTATAAAGCATCTGTCACCAAATGATTTCCACTCATTACTTGTTTTATATAAATAAACTTGATCTATTTGACAGAAATATAAGTTATCTTTAAACCAAGATCTACTTTTTTTTCTTACACCTTTTATGTCGTAAAAAGTTCTAAATACATTATGATGTACAACTATAATATCTCCTTTTTTAATAGGAGTATCGTATGCTTTTGGCACTTCAATTACAATAGCTAAATTGTTAACTGACTTATAACTTTCTATTTTAGTATTAATAATTAAAGATTTATTTTTAACTTTAATTTCGTTATTATACTCATCACCTAGTGGTTGTATAATAAAATCAAAAATACTTTTCATTAATACTCTAAATCATATTCAACAGATATAGCCATGTTAGAATTAAATTTTTTCCATGGCAATACCTCGTTGTTTTTTTTAATATAGATGTTATAAGAGTTATCAGAATCTTCATGTAATATATGAGATATTTCGTGCCCACCATAAACTTGTTGCCCTACAGCATAGTGCATAGCATCAGACTTATAGTCAGCTCCGATACTGATCTTTCTTATGTTTGAAGTCATTACTCAGTTGGCGCTTCGTCTTCTATAACTTCATAACTACCATCTTTTAAGTTGATACTTATTTTGCCATACTCTTTTTCTAGTTTAGCTTTGAATTTTTCAACTTCGTCGCTTTTAGCTAATGCAGCATCAAGTACTTGTTTCTTTTGAGCTTCTAAAATTCCAACTTGAGATAACATTTTTTGTAACTCATTCTGGTCGTCAATAATTTGTTTTAATTCTTCGTCTTTAATTTTTGGATTTTCCATGGTTTAATTTAATTTAATTGTTATTACTTAATACTATAGTTACTTATTTTTTTTATTATTTAAGAGTTTTCTAACGCTGTTACTTTTGCAGATAGTTCTTGTATTGATTTAACTAGTAAAGGAACAATTTTAGAGTAATCTACTCCTTGCATTTCTTCCCCGTCTTTTTCACCTGAAACAGCGTTTGGTAATACTTCTTCTAACTCATGAGCCATAACTCCATATGATCTAGAATCATCTACTTTCCATTTAAAATCATATACAGGAATTTTAGAAACTTTATCAAGTCCATCAAAATCTTTTAAATCTTCTTTTAATCTATAATCTGAAGAGGTGTTATAACCAGTTGCAGAACCCGCTACACTTATACTTCCAACAACAGTATTTGAATTATAAAATCTCTGCAAAGTTCCATCTTCTAATCTTCTTAATATAAAAGCTGCAGTTTGTCCACTTGCAATACTAATACCCATATAACTTGACTGTTGTATAAAAGTACCTGATTCAGAGCCTGAACCAAAACTAAATAAACCATCAGTTCCTACACCTACAACTCCCCCAGATGTAATACGCATTCTTTCTGTATTATTAGCAATAATACTAAAGTCGTGGTTAGTTTCTGAACCAATAAAAGGAACAGTAGTTGTATCTCGTGCTGCACCAAATTGTAATGTCTGTGCTCCTTTCGTAAATCTTGCTCTTGAACTTAAATTGTTTGTTCCTAATACATCTAAAGCTACTGTAGGACTAGTCGTTCCTATCCCGACGTTGCCGCTGCTTGCAATCTCTAACAATGAGGTTTCTGTAGTTCCTACGGAAAATCTCATACTATTGTCTAAACTTGTAATTTGTCCAATTTGAGCTGTATCTGATCTAAACCTTATACTTGGTCTGTGTGAATTTGCTGTAGGATCGTCATCTTGTATTGTTAAAAAATCTGTATCATTATCAGTGTTTCCTACAATATCTAATTTACCTCTTGGACTAGCGGTCCCGATCCCGACGTTGCCGCCAGAAAGTATAGTCATTCTTTGATATAAACCTGAGTCTTCAGTCCAAAACTGTAATTGACTTAAGGCTCCATTTCCTTCTCTTACACCTGTTATTCTAGCAACATATCTATCTACTGCATTAGAGCTAGTAACTCTAAAATCTAAATTCATGCTACCGCCATTGGTTATTGTTTCACTTTGCAGTTGTAGTACTGTTTTATTTGTGCCTATCACTGCATTGTCTTTTATTGAAAGTGGGTAGAGGGGAGTTTGCTCACCAATACCGACATTTCCTCCGTTAGGGTTTAATAAAAGTCGATTTCCATCACTTAAATCTCCTATGCTTGTAGATTGAATCCAAGCCCTTGATGAAGTACCTATACCTATATCTAATGATGCACTTAAAGTAGAAGCAGCGGTTGATGCAAGTCTTAATCTTGTACCTGTACTCACGGTAGTACCTGATGTTGCAGGTAGAGCAGTATCATTTCCACGAACATCTAAAAATGTTACAGGACTAGCCGTATTGATCCCGACATCGCCCTCAACTTCTATACCTGTTAAGGTTGTTAATAATTTAGGGCTTGCAGATCCATCGTAATATAAATCAACTGAACCATTAGCGTTACAAATAATAGCGTTTTCATTTTGATTAGCTCTTAAGTAAACAGTTGGCCCATTTATATATAAAATTCCTGTTGAATTATTTATAATTGAGTGAGTACCATCGTGGTATATTTGAAGGTCTCCACTTGAACCTGCTTGAAGTTTTATATTATCAGATGCTCTAAAGTCTCTAGAAACTCTTGTTATTACGTCACTTCCATCTAAATAAAAGTATGTAGCTATTCCACCAGAACCGTCATCAGACCTAAATAATATATCTTTATCATCAGCAAGATTCACTATATGTAAATGTCCTGTGTAGTTTTGAATATATCCTTGGTCTCCTATAGATTGTATTCTTAAATCTTGACCAGTACCAAATTTAGCTACTACACCATCATCAAACAACAAATCACCAGTCATTGTACCACCGGCAAGTGGTAAAAATGGACCGCCAGGTAAACTACTTAGTAAGTTTGCTGGTGTTATACGAACATTTTGCGTACCATTATATCCTACAATTTCTTGCACTCCAGATATACTAGTTACTTCTGTGAATCCTGAAAATTTTATATTTGCCATTTCTTAATTTTAATTTTTTATATATATTTGTTATGGTGAAACTTCTGTTATCATAAGGTCTCCATTTGATTCTGCAGTTACAAATTCATCAGAAGGAGTTTTTTGACTTACAATGTAGAATTCTTCTGGGTTTGTACCACCTCCTTCTGGAAGCCCTACAGGTATTCCTATACCTAGTCCAAGTCTTAAACTCATTATTTTATAGCTAACATGTTAACTCCAGTAGTTCCAGTTGCTAATACGTAATCAACAATAACTGGTAAAAACGATCCTGATGGATATCCTGTGAAAGTCACTGCGTCTCCTGCGTCTGGTAAAAGATCTGTTACACTTATTCTTATTTTAGCGTCTCCATTACCTCCAGCTATAGTTAAAACATCACCGTCTCTATAATCAGAACCTAGTGTTGCTATTGCTACTACAGTTATTACACCAGCTACAGCTGTTATATTTACTGTACAGCCAGTTCCAAGCCCACTTGCTGGTGTTACAGCCACTCCTGCAGCTGTTGTGTATCCAGTACCACCGTTTATAATAGTGTTAGCAGTAACAGTTCCTTGAACACCTGTTACTCCAGATAATATACATGTAATATTTGCTATTGGAGCTGGTCCTCCAACGTAGATACATGCGCTGTTTAAATTTGTAGCATTGCTTATTGTATCGCTTGGTGTTAATACAGCTGCTACTGTACCAAAATCAGGCTGTCCTTGAAATTGTCCCATAATTTTTATTTATTTATTGCTTATTGATTTAAATTTTTCCGCGCCACGCGAACCAAAATAGGCTACGTAAACTGTTGTTGTTAATGTTTTTAATAAACTTATCCACTCTTGTTCTACTGTAAATGATAATGTTTCATGACTATCAACCCATATAAAAGCTACAGTCATTACAGTTAAAAATATTAAAGACATTGGACGAGTGTTTTTACTAAGCCATGAATCTGATTTCATATCGCTAGCCCAGCGTTTTGAGATTTCTTGCATCTCAATCATATCTTGCTCTAAAAGTTTAAGAGCTTTTTCTTTATCCTCTGCAGGTAGCACAGGATCTTTATGTATTAAATTTTTTACTAAACCTAAAACTCCAGCATCGGGTAATACATCACCGGCTAGATCTAAAATACCTGGCGCAGCTTTACTTAAAAACTGACCGACTTTAGTTTGGTTAAATTTCTTTTTACTCATTATCCTTTTTTATATGCTTCAGCTTCCCATGGTAGGTTTTTAGCACCTTCTTCCATATCAGCTCTTGAGTAAGTTTTACCTTTCCAATAAACATTGTCGTCATCATAATCTAAGTCACCTCTTTCCATTTGGTCTAAGTGTACTTTTTCATGACTAACTACTTCGTCTACATCTTTTGGATCTAAATCCATATTTAAAATTATAGAACCATTGTTATTAGCTTTACCCATAACACCTTCTTCCATACTTACTCTATATATAGGAGTATTATCACACGTGTAAGGTGGATTATTAAGTTTAAAAGCCATATTTATTTTTTATAAGGTAATATTTTGTTTAAAGCATCCCTACGACTTTGACAGCCGCAGGGAATGTTTAAACCTTTTGATACATTATCAACAATACTTTTGATACCTGAAGCTTTAGTAAACTTCTCTATGCTGTCACCTAAACCTCTAGATTTCATAAATATTATTAAGGTGTGTATGCAGCAGACGTGAAAGTTACGTAAACAGCTGGCTGTGTAATAGCATCTTGTCCTTGTGGTCCTCTTCCAGTTGCTGGAGTAGCCCCTTGTGCAACAGGTGCTTGAGCAGTATTGATTGGTCCGTTTACAGTAGATACATAACCTCCTGGATTAGCAACCATTGCAGCTTGAATAGCGTTTAATACGTCGTTAGCAACTAAAGGTGCTAAATGTGTTATTCTCCATTTTGTAGTTGCTGCAGCAGCTGTATTTAAAAATACATCTGTTGTTGTTGTTGAAGCTGTAGCAACACGCACGATAGCGTCAAGAGGAATTAATAATTCACTTCCTGTTGTAGCACCTGGTGCTGTTAAGTCAAATTTAATAAATTTTGCCATTTTGTTAGTGTTAGTGTTAGTGTTAGTGTTAGTGTTTGGCTGAGGTTTTTACAGTCCTCTCTGTTTTATTTTTTATTCTTTTTTATTTTAGCTTGTACATCAGCAGGAAGCTTATCAAAACCTTCGTTCATTTCCATTGCTGATTTTTTCATTTTAGCAGGTGAGTCTTTCATTTCTTCTTTCATCATCATACCTTTTTCTTTCATTCTAACAGGTGATCCACCCATTCTTGATTGTGAATGCTTAGACATCCAAGATCCACCACTAGCTACTCTGTCTACTGGCATATCTTTCATTAAGTTTTTTCTTTCTTGTTTCGGTGATTCCATTTTTTTTTTATTTTTTATTTGTTGTTTTCTTTTTTGTTAAGCTTTATTCTGGTGAGTGATCATCAGTACCAACTCTAGCCTCGTGTTCTTCAAATTCTTTACTACTATACCCGTGATCTTTTTTAGTTCCTTTTATATGAGCTGGTGAGCCATGACGCTCTTTATCGTATTTCATATCACCTGCTAATTTAGATATATGCTTTTCATCAGCAGTCATAGATTCATCACTGTGACCATGCTTATTATCATAATCAATATCTCTTTTAAGATAATCTATATGAGCTGCATCATCTCTTTCAGATGCTTTATAGTTTCCTTTAGTAACTTTTGTATCAGCATGGTTTTTTGACCATTTTGCGTTACCTGTGTATTCTCCGTAATGTCCTTTGTGTCCCATAATTTAAATTTCTGAATATGTTCCGTCGTTATTTTTTTTATATTTTTTTTGTTTTTTATCTTTTACAGCTTCGTCTTGATAACGAGCTTGTCTTTTTTCAAGTTCTTTTGTTTTTTCATCAAAATCAGTCATGTAAGACCTAGTGTCTTTTCTTGAGCTTCTATTATCTAATCTATTTTGTAAACGTTTAGATTTACTTTCATTAGACTCATTCATAAACGAATCTATAGCTCCTTGAACTTGCCCTTGCAGTTGTTGAAAAGCAGGTTGATCAGATAAATAAACCTCACCTCTACCTCCAGAAGCATAACTATTTAACGGGCTTATTTCAGTTTTTTTTTTATAATCCTTAGATTCATAATCAATACCGCCTTGTCCTTCTGGATTAGTAGCATCTTCAGGTCTGTTCTCATAATCCTTTCCACCTTGACCTTCATAGCTTATTTCTTTAGCTGGTTGTGATGAAGCTGATTTAGCATCTTTAATATCTTTTTCTGAAAGTGTTACAACACCTTCGTTTCTAAAAGGTGTTTTTGCACTAAATGATTGTTGAAATGGTGAACTCATGTTATTATGATTTTTTAGGTTTGTACGCTGCTATTTGTTCGTTTAATCTAGAAAGTTGATCAGCTTTATCGTCCCAATTAGTTACTTTACCTGTTTTTTTACTTTCAGCTCTCATAGCTGCTATTTCTTTTTTAAGTTGTGCAGCTTGTTTTTTCATTGCTGCTAATTTAGCATCTTCCATATATAATGGAGTTTTATCTCCAGAAGCATTTCTGTCTAACTGATCCATAGTCTTAGCTAGCTTTTTCATTTTTCTATCTTTCTTTTTACCATCAGATAAATTATCTATTTGGCTAGAAGTTTTCATAAACTTGTCTTCTTTTCTTTTAGTGTCTTTTGCAGTAAAAGGTCTATCAGGACTTGAACTATCTAATGGTGACCCATAAAATCTTTGTATTTTGAATGCCATATTATTTGTTTTTACAACCGAAGTTATTTGCGTAGTTAGCCATTTTAACAACCTCTTCGCTATATTTATCTTTACTTGACATTACAGATGATGCAGCAGAACAAGCGTCTTTAAAACCGTTCTTTTTAGCCCATGCTGTAAACTTACCTTTGTTCTCTGGTTTTATTTCAGGAAAACCTTTTTTATAAAATGGAGAATACATTATTTATATACTTTTGCTTTTTGCGTTATTGGCGCAGCGTTATAAGGAGTTGGATACTTAGATACTTGCATTGGCGTTATACCAGAGCTCGATCCTTGAGCCATTGGAAAACCTTCTTTGCTTAATGGACCGTCCCATACTGCGTTTTCACCAACTTGTCCTTGTAATTTTGGATTGCTAATAATTGCTTTGTCTTTATTCATAGTTATATTATTTATTTTCTTCTTGCTATTTTTTTCATCATACCTAGAGCCGAACCTGCTGTCGCGTAAGTGTCTTCGTCTTCTTGAACTGCTGATGGAATTTCAGCAGGTGCTTCCATACCAGGAGTTTCTATTTCATTGTTTGCATCTAATGATTCTTCTACACTTCCGTCTATTTCTGCTAAACCACCTTCTGTTGGTACAGCTTGATTACCCGCGTTCATTTCTTCTAAGGTTTTTTGTATTTCTTTGACTCTTTTGTTAGTAGATCTAGCTATTTTTCTAGATTTTCTACCGCCACCGCGTCCTATTAATGAAGAAGCTAGAGTTAATCCAAAATTTGCTGGTGATTTTTTATTCATCTTTTTTTATCTTTATTTACATTATATATAGCTTGTGTCATTACTTTATCTGTATATGTTTCACCAGCTACTAATTTATTTCTTCTACTACTTGTTGGTATATCGTCTTTACCTAACATGATTCGATACATTCTACTTATTAATTGCTTACACTTAAATGAAACTTTATATATGTTATACTTTTGTGTAGTTCTATTTCTATTTCTCCACACGACTATCCAGTCGTTTTTAAGTAATTTGTTCCAGCGTCTATTATCCCAACTATAAGAATATGTACCCATTTCAAAATCATGCTTAGTAAAAAGATCTATACAGTCTAAGTAAATTAATAATTCTAGATCTGCATCGTTTAAGTTGTTGTTTTTACAAGCCCATTTACGTATTATACGATAATGTTTTAACAAGTTAAGATCTTTAAGATCGCTTGCTTCTAGCTTTTTCATAAAACAACAACCACGTCTTGTAACTTAATAACGTGATATGTATTTTCTTTAACTTCTATCTTATGGCCAGCATGTCTATCAAAGAATATAACATCATCCTTTTTTAAACCTGGCACATCATCACCTACAGTAATTATTGTAGCTTTTGTATATCTAATATCTTCTCTTTGATTTTCAGCAAGAAGTAAACCACCTTTTGTTTTAGTAGTACCTTCTTTTGTTTTTTCTATTATTAAATTTCTACCTATTGCTTTCATCGATCCTTAGATTATTGATTACACAATCAGTTGATAAAATAGTAGTTGCCACTGAAGCTGCGTTTTGAAGCGCACTTTTTGTAACTAACAACGGATCTATAATTCCATTGTTAATCATATTAACCATATTTCCTGTAACCACGTTTAGTCCTTGTCCTTTTCTTTTAAGCTCAGGGTGATCCACAATACCAGCATTTTCTAATATAACATTAAACGGTGCTTTAATTGCATCTAGTAAAACTTGTTCACCTTTGGTTTTTGCTTTGATAAAATCAGCAGCATTAAGCAAAGCTATACCACCACCTGGGACTATACCTTCTTTTATCGCAGCCTTAGTAGCACAAATAGCGTCTTCAACCCTATCTGTTTTTTCTTTAAGTTCAATATCAGAATTAGCACCAACTTTCACTATAGCAATTTTAGCAGCTAATCTGGCTAATCTTTTTTCTAGTTTTATAACTTCAGCAGAAGCTAAGTCTTTTTGTAATTCTTTTTTAATGCTCTTTATAATGTCTTTAACTTCTTCAGATGTTTCTTCAATTTGAAATATAGTCTCTGCGTGAGTAGTAACGCTTTTTAAGCATGTACCTAATTGATCTGCATTTATTAAGCTAGTGTCATCACCTAAGTCTTCATTTATAATTGTAGCGCCTGTTAATAAAGATAGATCTTCTAATGTATCTTTTTTACTAATACCATAAGTAGGAGCATCAATAACATTTATCTTTATATTACCTTTCATTTTATTCATAGCAAGAGCACTTATTACTGGCTCATCTAAATCACCTATAATTAATAAAGGTTTGTTATTTTTAATAACATACTCTAGCACAGACTGTATTTGTCTTATTGTAGTTATTGGTGATTCAAGTAGTAAAACTAAAGGATTTTCTAGTTCTGCAGACTTGTTTGCTTTGTTAGTTATAAAATGAGAGTTTTTAATACCCTTATCATATTGAACTCCTTCAACTACATCAATTTCAGTTTTGCTAAACTGTGTTGGCTCCATCATTACAACGCCTGTTTCACCAACCGCTCTAAATGCATCACCTATTATTTTACCTAGATCTTTATCGTTGTTAGTTGATATAGTAGCTACATTGTCTATCATATCACCTTTTACATCTACTTTTATTTTATCTAAGTATTTAATTACTTTTTCAACAGCACTATTAATACTGTTTTTTAAATCTCTTGAATTAATGTCTAGCTTATAAGCTTCTTCTAAAATAGCATGAGCAAGAACAGTTGCTGTAGTTGTACCGTCGCCGGCTTCTTGTACTGTTTTTCTTGCTGCTTCTTTTATAAGTGTAGCACCCATATTTTCAACAGGATCTCTTAGAATTATAGAGTTTGCTACGGTTACACCATCTTTAGTTATAACAGGTTTACCTGTACCATCTTCAAGAAGAACACATTTGCCGCTAGCTCCTAATGTAGAGCTAACAGCTTTTGTGAGTTTTTCTATCCCTTTAAACACGTTAGCTTTGGCTTCCTTACCAAAGTTAAGGTTTTTGACAATTGCGTCATTCATATTTGATTAGATTAAATTAGATTATTTGATTTTATTTAAAGGTTTTTACGACTTTAGGTCCGTTAATGAACTCTAGTTTTTTAGCATAATGAGCAATTGACGAATCAATAGCTTGTTCTGCTCCTTCTAAAGTTTCACGTCTTGTAACGTCGTGCCAAGTATCTTTTTCTTTTTGATCTTGGTGTTCGGTTTGATAGAAACCATTTGGTAATTGCACAATGCGCCAGTTTTTCTTTTCAGCTACGTGCTTCCAAAGGTCTACGGTTTCTTGTGTTGCTTGTGGTTGACTATTCCACGATTGAGTCTGGTAAAAAAATGTCATTGGTTTTGGTATTAAATTAATATTTGGTTACGCTCTTAACCCGAGCAAGGTTTTATTTGTCTTGTTTGTTGTCTAGCTCAGCTTTTAAATCTTGTATAGCTTTTACTAATACAGGAATTAATCTTCCGTAAGAAGCTTGTAATTTTTCAGGATCTGATGAATTTACTAATCTTAAAAAATCATTATCTAATCCTTGTAGTTCTTGTGCTATAAATCCAACGTCTTTAATTCCACTTGTTGTAGGCTTTACTGTTTTAGATGTTTCAATAATCTCAGTAATATCTTTTTCGCCATCTTTACCTGGTGTAATTTTTTCTTCTGTTTCAATTACAGTTTCATCTCTTAAGTCCCAAACAAATTTTCTAGGCTTCAAGCTCATTACAAGATCTAATCCATGGTTTAAATCTACTATATCAGATTTATCTCTTTCATCAGACAAGGCTGTAATAGTTTGAACCTGACATTTTAAAGCCGTAACACTTGAATTACCTAAAACAATTTCATTAGAAGTAGCCGCAGATGTAAACTGCGCTCCATTTCCTATTGCAGTGTTGTTATTCCCTGTTGACGCTGCGTTATTAGAAGGTCCTGAATTATATCCAATAAATGTATTGTATTCTCCTGAAACATGTTCAAATCCTGCTTTAACTCCAATAAATGTATTGTGGCTTGTAACGGCAGAGCTGCCTATATCGAATCCAGAAGCGTAACCTATAGCTATATTTTCTGTTCCGTTAACTTTACCACCCATTGCTCTATGGGCAATATTTACATTATACTTGCAATTGGTAGTAGTAGGTTCAAAAGTTTGCTTTAGTTGTTCTCTTCCCATATAAATACCGTATTGAATATCTACTCCGTCAAGTTGTGCGTTTTCAAAACACTCACCACCAATTACTATCATATTATTCAAATTCACTGGCATATCAAATACACTACCGAACATATCTCCACCAATCAGTACACTTAGTGAGCATTGCTTTCCTGCTAGTTCGCTAAAACCCCCTTGATTTGTATCCTCTGTCATACCAAGAATTACAGAGCTTAAGAAATTTGTGCCACTGGTAGTGAACATATCTTTAGCAAAATTAACTCCAATAGCTAAGGTACTTTCAAAACGCGCAGCAGAATTTCCAGTGAAATCTACTGCAGCATCACTAACCGCAGCATCCCATACTATAAAATTTTTCGCCCTACCTGTACTCATCGCCTCTACTGAGGCTAATGATCCTATTGGAAAACCTGTTTTCCACCACCCTGTCCAATTACCAAAGCCCGTTAATTTTGGATAAATAAATTCATTAGTATATGCACGATTAGTAATTGTACTAACACCTCCTGGAGTAAAATCTGGAGTTGTTCCACCTCCAATTGTATCTGCGTCTATCCATCTAGGTATTTGCCCTGGTATAGGAGTATACGTAGGATCAACTTTTGCTCCAAGCTGATCAATAGGCGCGACTGGTGCTGATATGCTTGTAAGACTAAAAGCTCCAATACTTTTTTGTTGAATAGGTATAACTCTGTTAGAATTGGTTCGTGCTTTTATTGCTGTGTTTATAGCTTCTATTATATCTGAAGAATTACCTGTGTTTACTTGAAACTCCATACTAGAACCATTGTTCAAAAATATGCCGAATTTACTAGCAGTATCAGGCTTTATGTACTTTATACTTTCCCAGTTTATTATTAATTCTTTGGCTGTTCCTAAGCCATTTTCGTTGTTAAATACTAAAAATCTCATCTTTTATTTTTTTTTTTTTAATTATATGCAACAGCTGATATTGCTATTCCTTTCGGCATTAAAATAATTGTGTTTCCTGGGCTAGAACCTAATATTGCATTATTTATAGCATCACCAACTGACCCATTAGCTGCTGAAGAATGTGTTAGTGTAATTGTTCCATAATTTGAATTAGAAACATATATAATAGTACTAGTAGCATTAGCTTGTTGAACAGTAACTAAATCTTCCAGATCAATTATTACTTCTTTATCTGCTACATTTGCGGTAGCTGCTGGAAACGGTATTGTCAATATATTCATGTTTTATTTTTTAAATTGTTTTATTTTTTAAATTGTTTTCTTATTTATATTGTCACTTGTAAAGTGTAGTTTTTACTAGAATGTTGCTATAGCTACTCTTTTCCAAGTATTAGTTGCAGTACATACATATATATGAGTGGTTGTAAAAAGTATATCTCCAATAGTTCCTGCTGCTGTAGCATTAGCAGGAGGTGTTGCCATTGCCCCTGTTAACACTCTACCAGTATTTAAATAAACATCTTTGAATTTTGCAGATGAAGAACCTAAATCCATAGCACCGTTGTTTCTACCACTAATTAAAGTTGTAGCAGCAGTACCAAGACTAACAGTGTTATCACCAAGCCCTGTTACACTACTACCTATTACTATTTCATTTGTTGCAGCTGTGCCAGAAGCATTAATTGCATAACCTAAATGTATATTAGAATCTCCACTTACTACTGTATCACCTGTTTGGGCTCCAATAAAAGTATTTCTAATACCTGTTGTTAAATTATCACTTGTATCACTTCCAACTAATGTGTTACTACCTCCAGTAGTTACTGCATCACCAGCATTAGATCCTAAAGCTGTGTTATTATCGCCTGATATTTGATTTAACAAAGCGCTTGTTCCTAAGGCTACGTTTGCGTTACCCCCTACTTGAACTGCTAGAGCACCAGCACCAATAGCTACGTTAGATGTTCCTGTAGTAAGTGACTTACCAGTATCATTTCCAACTAATATATTTCTATCACCAGTTGTAAGCGCTGCTCCAGCCACACCAATAGTTGTGTTGCTGTTTGGAGCTCCAGATAAACCAGCCGGCACTGTTCCAATGTAGTATGAATCACCTTGAACTAGTACATCTGTTAAACCGTTTAAAGTAGTAGCGGCTGTTTGCGCTACCCAATTTGTACCAGTTGCTGTAGAACTTAATACTTGGCCTGCTGTTCCAGCATCACCTGATGTATCATGATAAATTCCTTTAATATGTGCGTTGCCAAACGGGAAGCTAGAAGAACCTAAAGTTGTAATTCCGTTTGCTTGACCTGGTTCTATAGAGCTTATACTTGTATTACCTATAACTGCTATATTACTCCCATGACCAACAGCGTCTTTACCTATAACTATTGAGTCGTTGTTGCCAGAGCTAGCCATTTCAGCATTTCTACCTATTAATACATTATTAGATCCAGTAACTGTACTGGTTCCACTACTCTGACCAATAAACACGTTTGAATTACCAGTGGTTAGATTTGCACCTGCAGATCCACCTATAGCTGTGTTATACATAGTTACACCAGATCCATTTTGAAGTTTTAAAGCCTGATAACCTATAGCTGTTGTATCTCCTAACTCATTGTTTTCTGTATATAAAGCTTGGTAACCTAAAGCAGTATGTGCAGCGCCAGCGCCTGTAAGACTATATCCTGCTTCAGAACCTATAAAAGTACAATAGCTACCCGTTTGAAGTAGTTGACCAGCTTTAAAACCTATTAATGTATGATGAGTTCCAGTAGTTAAAGATTTACCTGCTTCATGTCCAAGTATAGAATTACTATGACCGCTTGTAATTGCTTTACCAGCTTCATTGCCTATTAATGTATTATCATAAAAAGCTTGACCAGTTTTACCAGCTTCTGTACCAATTATAACATTACCACCAGTTGTGTTACTTAAATTATAACCAGCATCTTTACCTATAGCTATATTCGATGAGGCAGCAACACTATCTTGATTTGCCAAAGCACTTGTTCCAATACCTATGCTATTACTTCCACCTTGATAAACGTTTCCAGCTCCATTACCTATAAACACGTTGCTTGAACCAGTTGTCATATCATTTCCAGATCCAGGTCCCATTATAATATTATTAGAACCAGTTGTAATACCAATAGCGGTGCTGTCGCCACTTCCAATAGCTATGTTATTTGTTCCTGTTGTTATACTCTTTAATGCTCCTTGACCTATAGCTGTGTTAAAAGCAGCTGAATTGTTTCCAGCGTTATTACCTCTACCGGCTTGGTAACCTACAAAAGTATTACTTAAACCGTCTCCAGCCGCAGCGTTGGTAGTACCACCAATATATCTACCAGCTTCAAAACCAATAGCTGTGTTATGAATATGATCTTTTACAGTATTAAGCGCATATCTTCCAATAGCCACTGTTCCAGAAGCTGTTGTTAAAGATTTACCAGCCTCGTCACCGATTGCTACAACATTGCTAAACGAAGCGGCAGTTCCACCGTAACCAGCATCATGACCGACTAAAGTATTACTAGCTCCACTTACAAGTTCATAACCTGCTTCGTAACCTACAGCTGTATTAAAGCTATTGTCACCTGTTAATTTTAATAAAGCGCTATCACCTACAGCAACTGAGTAGTCACCAGTGTTCATAGCTCCTAAGGCATTGTCACCAAAAGCACTATTGCTGAAACCTGTAGTTAAAGCGTCTCCTGCTGCATTACCATATAATGCGTTTGAGTTTCCTGTAGTAAGTGATGAACCTGCGTTGAAACCTAAAGTAACGTTTCCACCAGGATTTCCTGCAAGACCAGCAGGTATTGTAATAAAGTATGCCGATGTTCCATCAATTAATACATCGGAAAGCCCGTTAAGAGATGTTGCGCCTCCAGCAGCCGGTGCAATAAGCTCGGATAAATCCGCTATACTAAGTGATTTAGTAGGATTACCAGTTTCGCTGACATCCGTTGCTACAAGCAAATCGTTTGTAGTAGGGTTTTTTAAAGTAGGATAACTATTTATTCTTGCCATTTTATATATGTTCTATTTATTTGTATTCTTATACTATATATACTTACAGATATTGCTAATATTTTACAAAACAGTGACATAAGGGTAGTACTATAGTATTATAACTACCTATTGTCACTAAAATAAAAAGTTGTCACAAACATTGGGGCTTGGTGTTCCCCCTCCACTTTTTTTCTTCTTTTTTTCAAGTAAAACACCTTTTTTTTCACCGGGGTTAGCCTTTTTGGTTTAAAAAATCACAAACAAATCAAGTTTTAGTTTCGATAATATTAATGTAACTAATAAAAACTAAACAATGTTAAACAAAATCTTAAACTTTCACTCGAAACTATTACAATTACTATTTCTAATTACATTACCACAAGTAATATATCATGTCATAATGTCATGACAAAGAGTCACTGACTAATACTTTCAGTACATTTACAACAACTAAATAATACTACACTTGTATAAACTTACAAACAAAACATCTAACTAACTGGATAATAACTATATAAATAATAACTTAAATAATAATAACTATGTCAACTTTAAATTCTAAAAGATTTGTAATCAGAAAATCACTAATTGGTAAAAATCAACTCATCTCATTCACTAACAAGAAAGGTATCACTATTGAATACAATCATGATATTGCTTATGAAATAATGAAAGATAAATTAAACTCAATGAATTGTTTCACTAAATACAAATCATACACTTCATCTAATAATATTCCAGTAATACTAAGAGATAAAGAGTTAGTGTAGTGACAAACTGTCATGACAAATTGACATAATGGTTAATGTGAGTTCAATTCTCACCATGTCAACTAATTACAAACATAATAAGTTTGTTAACAGATAATATAATAAACAATAACACTATGATACAATTTGAATTTACTTTCTATTTAAAAAATCAAAATGACCCAATTTATTTAACTCATGAAACTTTATTTTTTGACAAAGAATTACAAG